GTAAAGGATTACAAGATAAATTTGCTGATACTATGGCTCCAGCAATAATTGCTGGATTAAATTCGTTTACAGACCCTAAATTTAAGAAACAAGCAGAAGAAGGGGTCGCAGAGGTTTTAGGAACTACTGGCACCTTAACAATAAGTAGAATAATAAATCTATTAAAACAAGTAGAAGATCCAGAAAAAGTTTTAGGAATAGGCGAAGCTTTATCTAGAATATTTAAAAGTATAAGTCAAGAGGCTAGTAAAGCTGCAAAACCTCTTAAAGAAGTACAAGATGGATTTAAAGGATTAGAAAAAACTTATTTAGATTTAGCTAATACTTTTATTGATCGTAGTCCATTAGCACTTTTTGCTCAAGAACTTGGAAAACAAGCTGGTGCTATGGCAGAAGCTTTTAAAGATCCACAAAATAGAATAGCCTTATTAAAAGAAATATTAGAAGATACTAGTAAGATCAGAATGTTTCCTCCCGAAACTCAAACTGCATTATTAAATGCAGGAAATAATTTAAAAACATATACTTCAATTATAGAACTTGCAAAAGCAAGACAAGAGAATTTTAGACAAGATATGCTTGCTTACAGGTCTATAACAGATCCTTTTGGTCAAGTATATCCTGGCGATCCAGTTAAGGCTAATGAGGCTCGAAAAAACTTTGATGAAGAACAAAAAATAATAAGTTTAGCTGAACAAAAAATAAACACTATTCAACAACAATTAATAAAAGCTATAAGTACCGCAGTTAATGAAAGTTTAGTTATAGTATATAAAACTATTGATATTGCAAGTAGAAAAGCAGTTATTGATACACAACAAGCATTGCTTGGTTATTTACCTAAATCTAAAGAAACAATACGATTAACGGTAGATTTAGAATTACAATCTATTCAGTTAAGAAAAGAAGAATTACAATCAACACAAGATTTAATAAAATCACAAGAACTATTACGTTTAGAATTAGAACTTAGTAGATTAAAAACTGAAGCAGGAGAGGTTGCCTTAGCAGGCGGAGATACTAGTACAATTATTAGATCACAGGCCGCTGTACGTCAAGAAATGCAGGCTTATAGAGATCCAGAAGGATTACGGCGTGAAGGCAAAGCAGGAGAAATAATAACTCCAGGTGCTTTTGCAGTTTTAACAAGAACTGCGGGTATGCGTAAACAAAATATTGAACTTGAAGCTCAACGACAACTAGCAATAGCAAAAGGACAAATACAAAGTGTAGAAGCTGAAGTAGAGGCCAGAGTACAACGAGAACAAAATGCGCTATTAGAACTAAAAACTCGTAATGCTAAATTTTTTAGTGAGAATATTGAATTTAAACAAATGTCTGCTATTGATCAAAAGCAAGAGCGTTCAAGTAGAGAAGCTCAAGAACGGGATCAAGCTGCTCTTGTTGAACAAACTCAGTTAAACGGTAAACTGTTGGTACTAGAAAGATTAGTACAAGCAGCTCGAGAAAAAGGATTTGCACAATTAGAAAAAGCTGGACAATCTGCTATAGATACTTTAACCAGAGAAACAGTAGCAAAAACAACTAATACTAAAGCTACCAATGATGCCACAACTGCAGAAACTAATAGAGCCATAGCTATTGAAAGAATTATAACTAACCTAGACAGACTAAAAGAAAAATCCGACATGGATTTTAAATTTGCAGAACAACGTAGCTCATTAGAAAGCAGTCTACTTACATTACAACGAGAACGTCTAGATATTAATAATAATCTTGGAAATTTAACTGAACAAGATTATATTAATCAATCTCGTGTTTTAGAAAGCCTACAGCTACAAGCGGAATATAATAGTAAAACCGCCACCATTAGAAAACAAAGTCAAGATGCTGACTTAGAATTCGAAAAACGAATCGCTGCACTAGGCGAAAGCGATGTACAAGAATTCTTTAGATTAGCAGAATTACGTGATAGAAGTAAAGAATACTATAGTGCTGTACTTCAAGGCGAAAGACTTCTATATGAAGCAAAGCTAAAAAATAAAGAACTAAATGAAAGTCTAACTGAGCGTCAAAAAAGTTATGACCAAATCTTTAAAAATACTTTTAGCGGTCTTGCTGATGCTATAACTAAATGGGCAGAAACAGGTAAGTGGGCAGGTAAAGACTTATTTAATAGTTTAATAGCGGATGTAGCCAGATACGAACTTAGACTCCAAACATTACAGGTTTATCAGTCTGTTAGACCCGGACTTCTTAACTTATTATTAGGAAGTAGATCGACCCCCGGAGGAGAAGAAGCAGCGGGCGGAGTATTTAATCAAGATTATAGTATGATGTCTCAAGGTCCTTTTGCAAAAGGAGCAGCATTTAGTTATAGTGGTATGGAAAAATTTGCCAAAGGCGGCATGTTTACTAATTCAATAGTAAATCAACCTACACTATTTAAATTTGCCCGTGGTACGGGCCTAATGGGCGAAGCCGGTCCTGAAGCTATAATGCCATTACGTAGAGATGGTAGTGGTAATTTAGGAGTTATAGGACAACAAGCCAAAACTGAAGTAGTTATTAATAATTACAGTTCAGAAAAAGCTGAAGCTAAAGAAACTATTGATAGCCGTGGCAATAGAAAAATAGAAGTATTAGTAGGAGAAGCTGCTGCATTAGACCTTTCTACAACAGGTAGTTCTTCTCAAAGAAGTTTAAGAAATACTTTTGGAATAGCACCTCAATTAATTAGGAGATAATATATGGCTTATACATTTATATGGCCTATATCCCTACCACAGTCTCCGCAAAAAAACTTTACGGAGACTGGGGGTGCATTAATATTACGTACCCCTATGGATAGTGGTCCAGCTAAACAACGTAGACGTGGTAAACTTGCTTCAAAAATGTCATTATCATTTATAATGACTAGTTCACAGGTTACTACTTTAGAAAATTTTGTAACTAATGATATAAAAGGTACTGCTAGATTTGGCTTTACACATCCTAGAACTAATCAAGTAGTAGAAGTAAGAATGGTACCTTCACAAGATGGCGAGCTTTATACTGCAAGTTATATAGCTCCTGATTACTATAATATAAGTACTACTTTTGAAATATTACCATGAGCAGATTAAGCACATTAAGTCCAACAGCTTTACAGGCTATGTTTGGACAAGAAACAGACAAAGATTTAATATTGCTAGTAACAATATATGATCCTAATGATCCTACTCAAGTAGTTTTAAGACTATGTGATGGATTTACTCAACGTATAACCGAAACTGCTGATGATGTTACATATGGAGTAATTAGTAGATCTAATACTTATACATTTTTACCTATAGAAGTAACAATGCCAAATGAATCAGATAATTCTGCTCCAAAATGTTCTCTAACATTTTATGATGTTACTAGATATGTTATGCCTGTAGCTAGAACTATTAATGGACAACCAAAAGTTAAACTAGAATTAGTAGTATCTTCTACCCCAAATATTGTAGAAGCTATTTTTAATAGTTTCTACATTACTAATTTTACATATTCAGCTGATAGGGTTACAGCTGAAATGTCTATGGTTAGTTATGAGCGAGAACCTTTTCCACAATACTCCTTTACCCCAGTTTATTTTCCAGGATTATTTTAAATGTGGTCAAATAAATATATAGGTATACCATTTAAAAGTCAAGGACGTGATTACAGCGGTGTTGATTGCTGGGGATTGGTACGCCTTGTTTATAAAGAACAATATAACATTGATTTACCTAGTTTTGCAGAAAATTATCATATAGAAGATTCTAAAAGAATCCAAGAACTAATAGCACAATACAAAGAAGGTTGGCAAAAACTAGAAATTCCTGAACCCGGTTGTATAGCTTTATTTAGAACCTTAGGTACAGATACTCACGTAGCTGTAATGATAAATAATACAGAATTTATACACTCACGTGAAGGCTACGATGTAGCTATGGGCACTATTACTGGTACAAGATGGGCCACTAGACTACTAGGATTTTTTAAATATGTTGAAACTACTAAAGCTAAACTAGAAGAACTACCCGTAGCCTTAGAAACAAAAACATTTATTTTTGAAATTACTGCTAATACGCCATTAATTCAAGCAGTTAATAAATTACTACAAGAGACTGGGCTTAAACAGAATAATATTATTATTCTATTAAATGGCACTAAAATACCGCCAGAACTATGGGAAAAGGTAATTTTACAACATACTGATATAATAACTTATAGACAAGTACCAGGACGAGAAGCCGCTAGATTACTTATAGTACTTGTAGCAGTATATATTGCAGTACAATACGGTGTTCCTGCACTAGAGCTTGGTAAAGGTGCTGCAGCAGTTTTTACAAGTGGAGTTGCTATTGCAGCAAGTTATGCTGCTAATGCAATATTCCCAGTTAGACCAGATCCGGAACCAGGAAATCCTGGATCTAGTGAAAACCAAGTAATGGTTCAAGGGGGTGCTAATCGTGCAAATCCATATGGAGCAATACCAGTAGTATTAGGAAAAGTACGTTTAACACCTCCTCTTGCCGCTGAAAATTACATTACTTATCCTGAAGAACGTACTTCATATCTAACAACTGCAGTAGCTTGGGGATTTGGTCCATTAAATATTACCGACCAAAAGATTGGAGAAGTAGTCACTTCTAATTATACAATTAAAGACCAAATAACTTTAACCGGATACAACGATTCACAAGCCAGTTTAGATAAGTTTAATCAGCTTTATGCTAGAGACACTACGCAAGATTTTAAAAATGTTCCTTTAACTTGCCCCGGCAACCCAGAAGGAACATATGCTCAAACAGGAACCGATGAAG